GTCGAGTTTGCTTCGATGGTCGGGAAGGAATTCCAAGTTGTCTCAGCGACAACGACCGTGATCAAGTGGTATGCTCCTGTTGGCAACTACAGCACATCGTCCACCGAAATTTTTGAATTTGGAGGCAGATTCAGCGTGGGTGGTGGATTCATGCATCAACCGGGTGCGCCTTGGGGGATTCACTTCCAACGTCGCCTGTGGGTGCCGTATTACTATGACGGTGCCGGAACATTCAATCTTCCGACATACATGACCCGAAAGATCACCGACGAGATCGCGGTCTCTGACATTCTCGACACGACAACCTTCGACCGGATCGCCAACCAATTCCGAGTCAGTGGTGGCACTGCCGACTACGTGGTCGCCATGCACGGGTTCTACGAGGACCAGTTGGTGGTTCTCAACCGCAACAGCTTGCATTTGATTTCTGGCACGCTGGGAAGTCTGTCTGACACCAAGGTCACCGAGCTAACATCCGAAGTTGGATGCTTGGCGAGGAAGTCAGTGGTGATGAAGGGCAACGTAATGCTTTTCCTATCAGACGATGGAGTGTATGGTGTTGAATTCCTCAACGACTACAACCTTCGCGGTGTCGATGAACCTCTCTCGAAGAACATCCAACCATACATCGACAGGCTGAACAAAAACTTCGCCGATAAAGCTGTAGGTGTCCTGCATGAGAACAGGTATTATCTTGCCGTCCCGTTGGATTCTTCCCCCGGAGCCAACGACTCATATGGCAACAATGCGATCTTGGTCTTCAACTTCTTGAACAAGGCATGGGAGTCACTCGACACCTTCGGCGACTCTCGATTCCTGATCGAGGACTTCGTGATTGGCAGCGCAGGAGTGCGCAACAACATCTATGCGGTGACGTCCAACGGTGGATTGCATCAACTAGAGGCATTTGAAAGCTCGAATGACACACTCAATGTGGACAACTCGGATTCTGTCGTCTCTCCGAGTGTCACGGCATCGCTGACGACGCGAGGATACGATTTTGAGACGCTGGAGCGCAAGCGATTCACCGACGCGCAAGTGAACATGCAGACGATTGCCGGGCAGAGCGGTGAATACGACATATCATTCGCAGCGGAAGACCCAGATGCGGCCCAGTCAATCGGCACGACGACGACATTCCTTGGAGAACTCCTAACTCCGAGCACTTCCACCGAGGCAGAGACCGCGAGCATCCGGTGCAGACTCGGAGGAATCCGCGGATCCACCGGGACGATGACCTTGACGAGGACCATTGGTTCTCCAAAGATCAATTCTGTCACTGTCTCGGGATCAGTCACTAATCGACAAATCATTTCTCAAAGATAATATGGGCGCAATTGCTACAACATACAGTTTCACAGCTACTGACACAATCACTAGCGCGAAGATGAATAACATTATCGCCCAGAGCAAGATGACGTCAGACGCCATCTTTAATGGAACGCTCGATTTGGCTAGCGATAAACTGCTAGTGAAAGCTGGCGGGATCACATCCAACGAGTTGGCTGGAAATAGCGTCGTCACCGCGAAGATCTCGGACTTGAACGTGACCACAGGGAAGATTGCCGATCTTGGAGTCACCACTGCGAAGATTGCCGATCTCAACGTGACGACAGGGAAAATCGCTGATGCAAGCGTCACCCCGGCAAAGCTGAATGGTGCGCAAACTGGCAATGCACCGATCTACGGAGTCCGCGCATGGGCTAGATACAACGGGGTCACTCCAGCACTGCTGGAGAAGGGGAATATCGCCAGTGTCACCAGAAACTCTGTGGGGGACTATACCTTCGATTTCGATATAGACATGCCAGACGCCAACTATGCAATTTCCATTTCATGCTCCACCGAAACTGCCGGAACAGAAATCGCCGTCGGATACATAGTTAGCAAGTTTGCTGGATCATTCAGAATTAGGTTCATCAATCCAGAAAACCTCGCGCAGCTTATTGACAAGGCAATTGTGGATATCATTGTGGTTAGGTAAAACGTGCGTGAATCAGCCAATCCAAGAAGCAATAAAGATATATGAAAACAGTCAGGTCGATTTTCACAAACTTCTTTACTGGCATCTGTGCTTTGGGGTGGTTATTTCCGATATCGACAGTTTCTGCTTGGGGTTCTACTCTAACTCGGAAGACGTCGAGACGGCGTGTGAGATTCACCACTCCGACACACTCTTTGTCACCATGCACGTTGGTGACATGCGGAAGGCGCTCGAAAAATTCCGCCATGACTTTCAATACATCGCATTTCGACGAGAATTCAAAGGTTCTCCTCAAGTGAGGGTTCACTCGATGGACTCATTCTACTCAAGACTCAAATAACACACTCCCATGGGAAGTTCACCTAAAGTTCCAAAACCACAAGACCCGCTGGCATTGGCAAGCGGGCAGTCTAGCCAACTCCTCAACTACTATGGCAGCGAGGTTCCAAAATTTATGGAGCTTCAGTCTCAGCTTGGCCCGGGACTAATGGCACAGATGCTTGGGCAGACTGGTCAGTTTCTCGGTGGGGTTGGTGACCAAGCAGGGTTGAACAAACTGCAACTTTCCGCAGGCAAAGGTGCAAGCCGCACCATTAAGCAACTGCGCGAGCGTGAGCTTGGGCAAATGACCGGGCAGGCAGGTCTCACCCGGGGATTGATGGATGCGATCTCCCCAGAGCAAGCAGCAGCGGTCAGGGCATCAGCGCAGGAGGCTGAACGTGCCAGAGCGTCGGCGCAGGGAGTAACGCCACAAGAACAGCGCATGTATGAGCAAACGGCACGGGAAGGCGCTCAGGCGGCAGGCAGACTCGGTGGCAATGCTGGACTCGCGGCAGAGATCATGGGGCGCGAGGGAGTGCTTGGAAGCAAGCGTGAGGAGGCAGCGAGAGCGGGGGCAAGAAGCTACGAAATGGCAGGCGGATTCTACACCCAGCCGGGCTTGCAGGCACTATCCAGTGCCCCGCTTGCCTACGGTGCAGGCAGCCAGAATCTGGCAACGGCTATGTCGATGGGACCAGCATCATCCGGCCAATTCGATTACAATGCTCCCTTGAATTTTGCGAGTCAACGCGCAGGCGCATTGGACAAGCAGGCGATGGCACAATACCAAGCAGACCAACAACGACGCGCTCAAATGATGGGCCTTGCAACAGCGGGTCTTGGTCTAGCAGCGGCACCGTTCACCGGAGGACTGTCTGCTGGACTCGGTCTCGGAAGCAGTGGATTCGGTGGCATGATGAGCGGACTGGGAACGTCCGCTGGCATGGGATTGCGCCAAAGCATGCCAACCATTTTTGGAGCTATCCCTAAAGCCACCATCGTCTGATCTAACAAATATTTACTCATGGCACTTACAGCAGGGAACATTGGATTCACGGGATATCAGCAGCCAGACTATTCTGGGGTGGTGCAGGCTTCTGGCTTGCCCATGCAGGCGATTGGTCAGGGGATTGCGCAGGCTGCCGACTATTTCAAGAAGCAGAAGGAAAGCAAGAACATGGCGACGATGGGCATCAAGATCGCTGAAGCGGCGAAGATCATGGACCCTGTTCAAGCACCTTACTACGACAATCTGATCACAAACCTCAAGGACGAGAACACACCTGTAGATGTTCGTGGTCAACTCGGTGCAAGCATCCAAGACTTGCTCAAGCAGAACACAAGCATGAGAGCTGTGGCAGTTCAAGAAGCGCAGCTGGGCAGGATGCCAGACTACTTGGGTGGTGGATTCGGCAGACCGCAACCGCAAGGTGGCGTTTCGCAACCCGGGCAATCGATGGATTACCCTACATTTCCTTCTGACATGCCAATCCCCGGTCAAGCGGGAGCAGATCTTTTGCAGTTGCAGGAATACATCGCCAAGGCGCAAGAACTGGGAGTCCCATCTGACAGGGTCAATAAGATCACTGGTGGAATCACGCAGGCAATCGTTAGTGGTTCTCCACAGATGGACACAACCATCAAGGCATACAGCAATGATTTGGCATCCTTGGTGTCTAAAGCGGCGGAAGGATTCAAACCAGTGATGGATGCAAAGGGGAACCCATTAGTCCAGATCGTGGAAGACGAAGGGGGGAATATTTCAAGATTCACCAAGACAAAAAGCGGGAATCTGATCGATGAAGGTGGAAACTTGCTAGATAGCCAAGGCAAACCATTGGAAAAGCCAGAGTATCAAGGCATTGACCTAAATGCAATTGAGCAAGCGATTGGTGGATATGGTGTCCTTCCAGAGATCGACACCATGCCACCAACATCGATGGTCGAACCTGTCGGCACTCCAGAGCAACGTGCGACAGTCGGGCGGATGGTCGATGAAGGGCAAGGAAGAGCGATGGCGAGCAATGAACCTCAGATGGCTCCTGCTGCCGCTCCACCACAACCACCTCAAGAAAGTGCTAGGCAGGGAGTGATGGCGCAAGAGTCTGTCGCTGCTGCAAATGCGCAAGCGAGTGAGGAATATACGAAGCTCACCCAGCTTTCTCCCAGAAAGGCGAAACTGTATGAGTCCGCTGTAACCCAAGCATATCAAGATCCAGCTACCGCACCGTCACAGGATGTGATTGAGGAGATGAAGCAGCAGTTGTTGATGCAACCTGAGACGAAGGGTCCGCAGATTATGTCTGAGGACGAATATAACAGGCGGAATATTGCAACGCTTAACAAGGCGAAGGTTCGCGTCAGAGACCGCGCAGGTGTCTACAAGATCCTCGAGCGATACGATTCAATTCAACGTCTCGCCAACCACCCAGAAGGATACAAAGTCTTCGGCCAATCTATCCCAGCGGAGAAGCTCGACGAGCTTGCTCGCACCCAAGGTGGCGT